GTTCGTGGGTAACTAGTATACTTTTCTTCCTGGGCCATATGTTTTGGCATACGTGCGTTGGCTTTAACGGAATAACGAGACTGTTTTTTGGACATAAAAGATTCCTTGGACTGTTATTGTTTAAGGGTTAAAGCAGGGCCCGAAGGCCCCACTTGTTTTGTTTTAGTTTAAGGCTTAACAGGCCACACGACATCATTCGGGAAGCCAGCTTGCTGCGGCACATCAAGCAGCGCCTGACGGTAGACTGCCCAAGCGTCCTGCTGTTCTGCTGAGAGAGTAGCCCAGCGCAGGGCATTGCCAGCGATGGCGTCTACTTCAATAAGCAATTCGCCGCGCTTCTCACGAAGCTGCTCAGACAGCATAGCATCAAGTTCAGCTTGAGTGGGCGGGACGTATGCTTCGACATCACCAGCGGCTTTCATTGCAGCTAGAAGATCGTCGTTGTTGATAGTCATGTCAGTGTCTGCTGGGTCCAATGTGTAGGGTATCCAGCCCCAGTCAGGGTGTTCGATCTCACAGTCAATCCAACCGTTGTCGTTGATGTATTTTGCGTTGCGATAGTTTGTCATTATGAAATCCTTAGCCACACGCTGGCATTGTTGGCGACGCCCGTAGTACGCGGAATGACACCCATGATACGCCAAGTTCCAGAAGGAGTAGAGTATGTAGTACCGTTAAAGTTTGTGTAACTAAGACTGCTACCTGCAAGGGTGCTATTTGGCAACCTAGTTGTAAGCGTAACCGTCGTGGTCAAAGCAGCATAAGACCCAACAGCGCCAGCGGCAACAATCGTAGAACCCGCTGGACCTTGTGGCCCTGTGCTACCTGTAGCACCTCTAGCACCCGCTGGGCCTGTAGCACCATTAGACCCCGCTGGCCCTGTAGCGCCCGTGTTACCTTTAGCACCTGCTGGACCTGCTGGACCTGTAGCACCATTGGACCCTGCTGGACCTGTAGCGCCAGTGTTACCTTTAGCACCTGCTAGGCCTTGTGGACCTGCTGGGCCTTGTGGGCCTGTGGCACCTGTGTTACCTTTAGCGCCCGCCAGGCCTGCAGCACCATTAGACCCCGCTGGGCCTTGTGGACCTGTAGCACCATTAGACCCCGCTGGTCCTTGTGGGCCTGTGTTACCTTTAGCACCTGCTGGCCCTTGTGGACCTGCTGGACCTGTAGCACCATTGGACCCTGCTAGACCTGCTGGGCCTTGTGGACCCGCTGGACCTGTGGCACCTGTGTTACCTTTAGCACCTGCTGGGCCTGTAGCTCCAATAGCGCCTGCTGGGCCTTGTGGACCTGTAGGCCCGACAACAATACCGACAGCAGCAGCGTCAGCCTTTGCCTCTAGCGCCTCAACCTCAGCAGCCACAACATCCGTATGCTCGACCTCTTGTGTCTCTGCATTCTGTCGCAGCTTTGCGAACCAATCTGCGGCTAGTCTTGCTCGTGATCTACTCATGTTGATGCCTCTCAGGTTGGGTGTATGTCAGTGTAATGGTAGTAGGCATGACGCCCTCCTTTTGTTATCCGATGAGGTAGCCGCTGAAGTAATTTCGAGCTTGCTGCCAACCTGTGACGGTAGACCCGCCCGTAGCGTAGCTCATGTTGCAATAATAATAGGGTCTAACGTAGTCCCCCGCATTTAAGTAAACCAACCAAGGGCCAGAGGTAAGACCGCCCTCCATTTGGTTGGTTACGTCTGAACTAGAAGAATACAAACCTGATGAGTTAGTGCTGCCATTGATTTCAAGTTCAGCGACAATATAACCCGCAGAATGGATTACTTGGTTTGCGCCCATACCTATTGAAAGCTGATATGTGCCAGACACAGGGGCCGTAAAGTAACCAGTGGAGGCGTTGTACGCATTCCCCGCATTCACTAACGCCCTGCCGTGTAGTGCATGACGGGTTGTTCCTGATAGCGTCTGACCATAACCATTTGCGTATATAGCATGAAAAGCTGGCTGATACGGCATAGTGACATGACCAGCATTAGACACAGCAAGCACTAAGTTCGTGTCTGTCGTAGAAGCCGTGATGTCCCCAGTGCTATTACCATACGCCACGCCAAACACGGTTCCAGAGGCTGTGCCTGTGCCGCCATTATAACCTACTACAAATGAGTTATCACCCGCTGCTGTTGTTCCATTTCCAGAGGCAAACGCAGTATACCCACTTGCATATGTTCTATTCCCAAAGTTTGCTGAGTAGCTACCACTAGCATTCCCCCTACTAGCCTGTGCGAAGGAACCGATGCCAGAAGCTGTTGCTATATAACCCGCCGCTACGGAGTTATCACCAGATGCTAATGCACGATATGCAATTGCTGTTGAGCGAAGGCCAGATGCTTCTGAATTAGAGCCAATTGCTGTGGAGTTGGCACCAGATGCCGTTACACCACCACCAATTGCTGTGGAGTTGGCACCAGTAGCGCCACGGGTTGTAGAAGCAAAAGCATTATAACTCAAATCAAGGGCGTCAGAACCTATATCCCCATAGTAAGCTGGGTTGTTTACTCTATGAGCAGTGCCATATCCTGTGTTGGCACCCTCAGTAAACGATTTAAAAGCAATCTCAGCGTCAGCTTCAACCTTCGAGTAGGTCTCTGCCCTCGTATATACATCAGCCACTTCAAACGTGCTGAACGACACAACCTCCAGCGTATCGCCAGCACCTGCGCCAACAGTCAGAACCACGTCTGATCCGTTGGTCGCTGTGTAGTCTTCGGTGTTTTGCAGCTTTACGCCATTCAAATGGACATCGAGAAATTGACCACCCGCACTGTAGCCAGACGTGGCAAAGCTAGTCTGCCCCGCAGTCGCTGTGAAGCTGTCCCGTGACTGGGTGGCCTGTGGTGTCGGGACGTTGCCAATATACCCACTCATCAGATAACCTGCTGGGCTAGTTCTGCCTCTGCTTGACGCTCTGCTGAAGTCTTGACGACACCATGTTCAAACGCATGAGCCACGATAGCTTCACGAGTCAGCGGGATGGCCTCGCCGTTGTCCAAGCAGTGCTGCACAGTTAGCTGCACGATCTCGTCGTTAGCAATGCGGCAGCGTTCTGTGACTGCGTTGATGGCCCACTCCTCTGGTGACAGGGCAGCGTATTCAAGACCCTTATACTGTGTCTCAGTCAGTGTGATTGTGATGTTTGGCATGTTGATGCCTCCTTTTGTTTGTGTTGGGGGTGGGGTCAACCGATGAGGTAGCCGCTGAAATGAGAAAGTTTTTGACCTGTATAATAGTCAGTGTTAGCGGCGATATACTGGACATACATTTGAACGTAGTCCCCAGCGTTAAGTCCAACAATTAATTGAGACGATGCTGGAATGTGTCCTGATGGGTATTGTGCAGATGCATACGTCATGCCACGATCACTAACGTTTGTCCCATTGACAGTAAATGACCACTCACCAGCCCCTGACAAACCATTAGACCTATACAAAAGCATCCCATCAAAACAATAAGCCCCTGCAACAGGCGCAGTGAACCTGCCAGTTGCGGTGCTGTAGTGATTCCCCGTGTTAGATAAAGCTTCGAAAAAGTTTACAAATCCAGTAGCGGCTTGGGAGGTGCCAGCATTATTGAATGCCCAAAAAGCTGGCTGATATGGCATAGTGACACGGCCAGCAGAGTCGATGCGCATACGCTCGTTGTCGCCGCTTGTTCTAAAAACGATACCATCTTGGCTTTGTATTCTTGCGCTTTGACCACTCCTAGAGTTGTCTGAACCAAACTGTGCGTGAACAACTGATCCAACCATAATATCAAGCTGCCCACCCCAAGCACCTTCAAGTGCTAGTGTAGAGCGGTTTGAATTATTAACAGGAGACGCCGTCCCAATCCCAACATTCCCACTGCCATCTACAGTGACAGCACCATTGGGATCACTCACGAAAGCACTGTCAGCTTCAGCCTTAGTATAGGTCTCAGCCTTCGAGTAAGTCTCAGCTTTCGTATAGGCATCCGCAACTTGAAACGAAGCATACGAGATCACGACAACCTCGTCGCCACTCTCAGCAGCAGAAGTCAGCGTGATGCTTGTGCCATCTGTCGCTGTGTAGTCAGTGCCGTCTACGAGACGAACACCGTTGTGAAACAGATGCACGAATGTGGGCGTGTAGGACAATCCAGTGAGGACTGTTGTTGTGCCTGTGATTGCGAAAGTCTTCTTGCGTTCAGCGCCAGATGAAACCACTGAAGCTTTTGAACCGATATAGCCAGCCATTATGTAGCCTCCTGAATTGTGAGTGTACCTGCTGCAACCTGCTTGAGAATTTCAGCATAGTGGCGGTTACTAGGGTCTAACGGGACTGACATCTCTTGGCCGTCTATGGTGGCTCTGATGCTAGAGTTATTTTCTGACAGTACGTCTACTTGGTACTGCGCTGCTGTGATGTTCATATCATTCATGATTATAACTCCGCATCTGCTGACTTGTGGCAGTAAGCGTGAACGCAATCAGCATCAGATGGCCAGTTACCTGCACCTCTGGCATACCTAAAGCTAACACCATCTGGCCTTGACCCAACGTTGTTCCAGAACAAACCTGCGTTTTCTGCCCCTGTATGTCTGTGACACCCATAATTAGGGATGTCTGTATAGTATACCATTGTAGGGGAGGTACGCTTCTGAACTTTAAATAGAGTAAACCCATAAGCCGAAGCCGTACCTCCGTATGCGTTCATTGCGACTCCATTGACCCAAATATCTTCATAATAGCGCTGACACAAAGCCAATTCCTGACCATAGCTGCGGTGTTCGAAGGGTGTGGCTTGGGAGCCGCCCTCAAGCTGCGTGTCGTAAACCTCAATTACTTGTCCTGTGGTTGCACCATTGAAGATCATGTTGAAGTACGGATTGCCACCAGAGACAAGGCCTGAAGATGGTCCAGAAATGGTAAACGTCTGTTCATTTCCCGTTGCTGCCACGGAGCCAGAGAACAGGTCTGACCAACCGTTACCCCAGTTCTTGACATAGAGTTCAACCGTAACACCTACAGGGGCTTTAAACTTGATCGTGGCAGTGTATGTATCAAAGTTCCGCTGCAAGGCATTGTCTATATTTTCGATGATCTGGAATAGCTGGTTCCCTACGGTGCTGGAACCAATAGTCATCTTTAGGCCACCAGTGATTTTCTCAGTAATAGCCGTCCACCCTGCTTGCCACCTATCAGTCGTGTATGACCAGCTATTTGAACCTCCATAAAACACAGTACCTCGCTGCCAGATACGGAAGTCATTGTTAATCAAGATATTACGATTACTCAAAGCACCTGCACTATACGCAGCATTCACTTCATCAAGGTTTGTCGTCCTAGCTAGGCCAACCAGTTCTGTCTGCTTGCTCATTAGCTCTGCTCCAAGACCGAGATAATAACATCTACAGAAGCAGCAGTGCTAGCAGTAACAATAACTGCATCTGTTGTTTCTAAGATGATCTTACCATCTACCACGCTCAAGCTAGATCCCGAAGGAATAGCCGCCCCTTTAACGAGGTAAACCCCCGCACACTGAACATCAATAGTAATCTGAGAAGCCTCTACGTTAGCAAGAGTCATCCCGATCATTACCGAAGTTGTTGCAGACGGTACAGTGTAGACCGTTGTAGGAGTGACCCCTACCGAAGCTGCCGTATAATTCTTAAAAGTATTTGCCATGGTTTTTATCCTTAACCTAGAGCGATTGCTAGGGCTAGAGCCGCTCCAGCTTCATCAAAGTCTGTAGTACTTACGTCGTTAACCCAGACAGTACCATTCCAACGCAACATGTTATTAGTAGCTACAGAAGAAATGTTTACGTTATGGAGTTCATCTAACTCCCAACCGTTATTTACTTTTACATAAATCATACCCTCTGTTGCGTGAGAACGAACAACCCACCCAAGATGCACTAGGTGGTTTGGGGAAACAGGTTCTGTTTGTGTAAACTGTCCAGAAGACCCTAGCCAAATAGCTGCACCCTCTGTGAAAGTGCTTGTGTTAAGACCCCTTACAAGTCCTGTAAAGGTAACATAACCAGAGCCGTTATTTGTAATAGCTTGAGTGGCAACTGCAAAAGTGTTACTTGAAGCACTTTCTGAAACGTTACTCGCAAGGTCAATAGTGATTTTGTTACCACTAGCGCCCGTTACCCTAACTACAGCCCCGTTGGCAACTGTAACACCGCTTAAGTTTCTTACAAAAGCTAACTGTTCTTGGCCAACCTGTTGTGTAACTTCACCGTTTAGACCTAAGTCTAGAGTCCCGTCTTCGACATTCCAAGCGAGTTCCCCTGGGGCAACTGTATGAGCTGCAGCAAGGTTGAAGGAAGCATAGTTAGCACTTAGGCTGTCTACTTCCATGTCTTCATTGAAATCAATATTTCCATTAGCATCTACGTTAAGTGTTTGTGCTAGTTCAGCAAGTTCTAAAGCTTTAGTCATAATAAACCTTTCTTATTTTGTTTTGTGGGGAGACCCCTTAGTAGCCCTAAAGAGTCTCCTTTAGGTTTATTTATGGATTAACTAGCTGAGTAGAAGCGAGAGTATCTGCTCATTAGATACCCTCCGCTTGCGCAGCAGCCACATGAGCCTCATACGCTGCGATGACCTCTGGGGTGTGCATCAGTGCTACCAAGGCTTGAACCTCCTGTGGCTCCCCTGTCACATCGTCTGAGGGTGCAATGACGTGGCGGTGGAAGCTGCGGCTGATCTCTAGGCCATCACGTTCAATGATCGTGGCGTGGCGGCATTGGATGTGCTTGAAGTCACCGACGATCTCGTATTTGTCGATGATGGTGCGTTCTGTAAGTGTTGCCATGTGAGGCTCCTTTGTGTTTATCGTGGCGTTGTTGCCACCTGACTACCCTGTGATCCAACAGGGGTGGTTGAGGTTATGAGTAGGTGGCATACACAAAAGTACCTTCTATGGTTTTATTAGTACCAGTTGTGCTTAAAGTTGAATCGTTACCCGCCCAGAAAATGTTATTAACACCTTCAATAGCGGCAGTTCTTGCGCCAGAACCAGTGTTGTAGCTGCCGCCAAATGACCCTGCGGCCAACCAGCTACTACCAACAACATTCTGTAAATAAGGCAATCCTGTAAGTTTTACCGTAGCCCCTGCGCCACCTGTGCAGTTAAATCGAACAATAAACCTTATAAAAACTATGGAACCTACTTTGTAATAGTAACCGTCTTGGATGTTATGGGTAACGCCTGTAGGGCCGCTATAAATAGATGGCATAAACGTGCCTTCTTCTACGTCATCCAGCTTATTGGCTGCACCAGTTCCGCCGAGGTAGACACCGCCTGAGAGGTAGAGGTTTTTGAAGCGTACCGAAGGGTTGCCTAAAACAATAGTTGCATCTTGATTTGCATTTGTTGTTACGTTGTGTGGCATTATGGTATTTAAGCCTACATCAAATCGAACGCCGGTAGCACCTGTGCCTATTGTTAAATTATCTCCTGTGTAGCTCCCAATACTCCCCACAGATGCGCCGTCTTTGCGGAGTTCAATGATGCCGCCGTCCGTATTTGTGCGGTTTAGGTATTGAACAAATCCCACATTAGCGTTTGCTTTGTAGGACGAGACTGACAAGACGCCATTGATGGAGTTGTAAACGAACCCATCATCTGCTGTTGTACCAGCGTTGTTGTTGTAGTTTGCTACGTTTGTTGTCCCCACAAGCACGTTACCGCTGCTGTCGATGCGCATACGCTCTGCGCCGTTTGTTCTAATCTCTAAAGCATGGTTGCTTTGAGTGCCAAAAATGGCACGGTCAGAATAGCTGATAACAGTTTCGATAGTGCCATTACCGAACCCTGCAACACCATTTACGGACAAGGTTCTGCTAGGAGCCGCCGTACCGATACCCACGTTACCGCTGGCATCAATGCGCATCTTTTCGCTGCCAGTAAGGCTAAACGTAAGCGGCCCCTGCCCACCTGAAACCCAACCCACATCAACATTTAGTCCACCTGCGGCAACGTTGCTAGGCACTATAGTTGCTGCGGTTTTAGTTGTCCGTAAAGCAATATCACCCGAAGATGTGCTTGTAGAGCCTACGGAAAGGTCAGACGTTGGCGAACTCGTCCCAATCCCCAAGCTCTCAGCACTCGCATCCCAGAAGAACTTTGGCGTGGTGCCTGTGTCCTCGTAGAAGCTGATGTCGCCGTTTTCTTTTGCTGTAAATACAGTGCCAGTTTCTCCGTCACGGGTAACATCAAAGGTCGTTGCACCCTGATCGTTGTCGCTGTCAATATCGACCCTAATTCCTCGCTTGCTGGATATGACGTTGCTGCCAGCCGTGCCAGTGAAATCAATACGAGAAGAGTCCCCATCCACAGTCAGCCCATCGCTGGTGATAGTCCCAGTTACGTCCACACCAGTAGTTGTTGTCTGTAGTTTTGTGCTACCCGCTTGCTGTAGTGTCGCACTCTGAGTAGCTGTAAAACTACTACCAGTAATAGTCCCAACAGAGGTTGTTCCAGTAGCAGTCAAGTTAGTGAACGTACCAGAGTCTGCTGTAGTGTTGCCAATAGGAGAACCGTTAACCGAACCACCAACAATATTCAAAGAGTTTGTAGCAGCAGTAAAGTTACCGAAAGAGTGTACAGACACAATGTCGTTTAGTGTTCTGCCAGAAGCAAAGGTTACAGTGTTGTTAAGGATGTCTAGGGTGTAGTCAATACCTTTAACGATTTTAATACCGTTAAGAAACACATCAACTAACTCTAAAGCGTCCATAACAAGAGTCAACCCGTTATCATCAAGACCACTAAAGACTGTCTGTCCTGCTGTTGAAGTAAAGACAAACTCTTCACGAATACCCTCGATAGAACCTGTAGCTTGTTTCCAAAGGCTACCTTCCCAAACATACATGTTGTTTGAGGTAGTGTTCCAATACAAAGCACCAAGAAGTAAAGCATTACCGTCGTTGTCTACTGCAGGCGCACTCGCTTTAGCCCCCAAGTAACGATCATCAAAAGAATCGTAAGAAGCTGCTGCAGAAGCTGCTGAACTGGCTGCATTTGTTTCGCTTGTTGAAGCATTGGCCTCAGAAGCTGCTGCGTTAGTTTCAGAAGTAGCCGCAGCGGAAGCACTAGAGGAAGCTGCTGAAGCACTGCCAGAAGCAGCGGTCTCAGAAGCACTAGCTGCGGAAGCACTAGAAGCACTAGCCAAAGCAGAAGTGTTTGAGTTAGAGGCACTAGTTGCAGAAGCTGTTGCAGAGTTAGCAGAATCAAGAGCAGACGAAGCTGCGTTAGTCTCACTGGTAGCGGCAGCAGTTTCACTTGTCAAAGCAGCTGTAGCGCTATTTCCAGCAGAAGTAGAAGAAGCAGCGGCAGAAGTCTCTGAGTTAGAAGCAGCCAAAGCAGAGCTTGCAGCATTAGTTTCAGAAGTAGCCGAAGCAGTCGCTGAAGTGGCCGAAGCAGTCTCACTTGCTAAGGCAGCAGAAGCAGAAGCCGCTGAAGCGTTAGCACTAGTTAAGCTAGAACTAGCAGAACTTGCTGCATTGGTCTCTGAGGTAGCAGCGGCAGTTTCACTTGCCAAGGCGGCAGAAGCTGCAGTTGAAGCAGTAGCCTCAGAAGAAGCTGCGTTAGCCTCACTGGTTGCTGTAGCTGTTTCAGAAGCCAAAGCAGCAGAAGCAGACAAAGCCGAAGCAGTCTCACTAGAAGAAGCATTAGAAGCACTAGTAGCGGAAGCTTGCTCACTCGCCAAAGCGTTAGCAGCGGAAGTAGCAGCGGAAGCACTAGGGGCCTCCCAAGCAGCACCGTTGTAGAACTTTAGAACAGAGTCTGTTGTGTTCCAGTAAACAGTACCAGCAGCAAGAGAGTTGCCATCATTGTCTGTTGTTGGGTCTGTAGCATAAGCACCAAGATAACGATCATCAAACTGATCAAAGATAGCTTGAACAGAGGCCAAGTCCGAAGCAGCACTAGCGGCGCTCCCAGCAGCAGCTGTCTCAGAGGTAGCCGAAGCGGTTTGACTCAAAGCAGCAGCAATAGCCGAGTTAGCGGAAGCAACTTCAGAAAGACCTGCGTTGGTCTCTGAGGTAGCAGCAGCAGTAGCAGAGTTAACTGCGGCAGCAGCGGAGGTTGCCCCAAGAGCTTCAGAAGCAGCTGCGTTAGTCTCGCTTAGAGCGGCAGCAGTAGCAGAGTTAGCAGAAGCAACTTCGGAGAGACCTGCAGCGGTTTCAGAAGCGGCAGCGTTAGTTTCAGAAGTAGCTGAAGCAGTTTCACTTGTCAAAGCAGCTGTAGCGCTAGTAGCGGAAGCGGTGGCGCTAGTAGCAGAAGCGGTAGCACTAGTAGCGGAAGCATCGGCAGCTGTTAAAGCATCTGCCTCAGAAACTAAAGCGGCAGCAGCGGAAGCGGCAGCAGCGTTCTTACTGTTTAGTGCGTTAATCTCAGAAGTAGCAGCAGCATTCTTAGAAGTCAAAGCAACTTGTGAGTAGTTAAAGGAGTCTAGAGCAGAACCCGCTGCGTTAATCTCAGAAGTAGCTGCAGCGTTTTTACTGCTTAGTGCACTAACAGCACTGTTATAAGACTCAGCAGATTTAGTCTGGGAGAGGCTTGCAGAAGCAGCAGAAGCTGTTGCACTGTTACCTGCGTTAGTTTCGCTTGTTGCAGCATTGCTTTCAGAGGTTGCTGCACTACTTGCTGAAGTATTTGCTTGACCAGCATAAAACTGAGAGTCAGAAGCAGACTGATGGGCATCAACAGCATCTTGAAGAGCTGCAGCAGCACTAGTTGAAGAAGCAAAAGCAGAGTTAGCTGAGTT